TACTAAGTTCCTCCTTTTTCTGAATATAACTTCATTATAGGAGGAGATAAAGTTGAGAGGAGTAGTTCACTGTTTCGATTCACACGAGCACAGGCCCTTTGTCTTCAGTTTCTAACCGATTCTTAACTCTCGGATAGGCCAATTGTTTACTACCTCTCGTTAGAGGATTGGTTTTCTTTGCGATTACTCAACTTCTTCTAGAAATTCAGATATGGTCTGTCTCCCGAATCCTCCTTCGGTCATTTCAACCTTCTCGTATCTGTAAGGCTGAATAATTAATTGAGCTAGTGGTATGCGGAGCCCCCATTGCCCGTTGACCCGGATAACATCTGAGAATATATTCTTGACGGCTAATATAATCTCTCCTCTATCCGAGCTATTGATAACTACTACGGTGTCTGCGATGGCCAATCCCTTCTTATGCAGATTTGGTTGAGGATAAATGGCACCGAAGAAGTTCTTTGGTATCTCAACGCGGATTCCAGTGGGTAGATGATATGTCTCTCCCGGCTGGAGGTCTGCCTCGAATGCTGTGTCTACATAGAGATCCATCCCAGCACCAGCATTATTTGAATAACGTGGTGTGACGGCGGTGGGAGTCTTACTTATGCGCATTGTATCCTCCGTTTAACCTGCAATTATTTTACCGAATCTGATAAGAGTGTGGTAGATGGCAATGACTTGATCGTCCGTCATCTTTTTGACTTTGGCCTTCCAATTCTTACTATTGGGATACGCGGTTACAATCCTTGCCCTCATCTGAATTACTGTCATACTTTAACCCTCCTTAAAATAATAAAAGAGGCTCCTCCCCCCGAAGGACTTTACCATCGCGGCTCTTTAAGCCGAACCCTTACTTATTACAACGGGCGAGTCTGTGGGAATCTGATGATGTAACCGTTCCTCACGCGGTCTGTATATGCGTCCCTCAAATTTGTCCAACCGTATCGGTTATCTGTATGCTCGGACTCGATGTTTGACAGCTCGTAGAATGCCGCGACTGTCGCTTCGTCGTACTCCTCTATCAGGTCGACCAAGCGGGATAATACTTCTTCAGCTTCTCCACGATTTGTGAAAACGATGTTTCCAAACTCGTGCCTCGCCCTATCTCCCCGATCAAGATCTCTAGAGTCGTCTCTATTATTTCGCCCACGATCTCTGTTGTCTGAAGGTGAACGATAGTCAACATAGGAGCGTCCCCTGTCCCTGACAATCCTACTACTGTAATCACGACCCCTCCCCTGATTGCGTCCGCTACCGAAGAACATCTCGATCAATCCAAATCCCATGTCAGATATGGTGCTTCTGAATGCCGGAACGAGAATATCATACACGACAAACTCGCCAATGTTCCCACCTTCGCCGAGGAAGGAAGTCTTGAACTTAGTCAGGAAGTTGGGCTTCTGCTTTACTACAGGACCCTTGACAATTGGATCAAGTTTCTTTCTCTTCTCAGGTCTCTTGTCTTCGTTCGGATTAATCGTCCTAGACCTACTAGCCTTGTCAGAGTTGTTCGGGGCGATATCGTCCAGACCTCTTGTCAATTTGCGCTCGCTCATTATTGCCTCCTTAAAAACTGCTTAAATATTGGAAGGTTCAACGATACTACACCTTTTTTACCTTTGGAATATGAGAAAGCGTCTATCTCAATCTCTTTTCCAACAGGAGAGTCATAGACCATTGCGATTCTCTCTGCATTGTTAAACCCGCTTCCGACTCGTACAGGAACGTTACACCCCTTGACTCTGCAGATAACCGCAGCAACCATCCCTTCAATCTTTGTCCCAGGCCGAGCCATCTCGACGTCGACCACCATCCCAACAAACTCTTCCATTCTCTTTACTTTCAACAGCGACTGACTCCTACCTGGAATATAAAAGGAATCCATATCCAAGAGCATAAGTCCCTCACCGTTTCGAGCAATCACTTGGTCCATTGTCTCTCGAATGGTATCCGCATCCGCCCCAAAGATGTTTCCAAACACCGGAACTCTTATCATCGGCGCGTCCTTCATCGAACCGTTAAAGATAGAATATAACTCTGCGTCTCGTTCTGCTCCCCGTCGAAGGTCTCCTCCAGGTCTGAAAATATCAAAGCAAATGGCCATGAGTCTGTGTTTATTGTCAGGATACTGCTGTGATGCTATAGAGTTTGTCCCAGAGCGTAGATCAAAACTTGGTACGTGGTTCAAATATAACTCTCTGTCCACCAGCTCGCAGTCATAGACAGTGTCTGATGGAAATCCTTGTCCTCCGAGATAATTATGAATGTCTGTCAACCAAGGGTCTTCGTGATTGGTCCTGCTCCATGCCGAAATATCATTCGTCGCAGACTTATAAAACAGTCTACGTACCCCATCAATTTTTTCGGACATTCGCCAGAGTTTACCATCCAGTATAGAGATAGGATAATTCTTGAGATTTTCTCCGAGCATCGGTGTGAGTTGCATGGAGTCAGCTCCTTTCTTAAATATGAGACAAAAGAAAGAGCCTTTACAGCTCTTTCAGTTCGGGCATAGTGAATTCAAATACCCATCTACTTCCTCTTAATCTTGGTTTTACATCCCTCTTTTCTAGAAATCCTTCCGTCCAACCGAAACGTACGTCTGTAAATCTTGGTTCGTCTCCTAACTTATATCCCATAAGCTCCTTGACAAAGTTCAAATCTACACATCCATATGTCTCAATTGTATCATTTAACATTTCTATACAACTACGAAGTGCCCCAATATCATTAAAGTAATATTTTAACATAATACACCTACCTTTCATTATAGGCGGTGTTTTATATGATATGTGGCCAAAATTGAGAGAACACGATTAGTGGCTTCGAACCACGTTTCTGATTTCTCAGCGAGTTACCATTACTCCATATATTTAGCATATCCTCTCGTTATAGGGTATGTTTTTGTTGAGATCGCTAAAGAGAAAGGGGTTGTTAGCCCCTAAAACTTTGGTCCTGGTATTGCCTCGACGAATATGTTTGTAACTTGTGTCATTAATTGTTTTGTCGCCCTATCATTTTCCTCCTCCTGTTTTTTCTTAACCGAAGCGAGGATTATTGAAGTTACGACAATCCCAATTGCTATCCACCATTGTTTTTTATCACTCATATAAAGCACCACCTTTCATTATAGGCAGTGTTTTTAATGAGAAGGGGAAGAGGCTAAGCTTGCGCTTCAACCTCTTCTACGTTGATAGTTACTTCCACTTTCGCTTCCTTTTTCTTGAAAACATCCCTGAATTGTCCCAGGATTTCTTTGAACTGCTTGTCCATATAACTCGTTACGGCTTCTTGTGCCATTAACGAGATGGCGGTGCCGGCAATACCAACGCCAAGCTTTTTAATAATGCCCATCTTTGCTGGGGTAACCAACCCCAATGCAGAACCCACTAATGTGGATACTCCTAAAGCAGCAAGAAGTTCTAATCCCCCGAGTACCATTTCGATCTTTTTCATATTAAATACCTCCTTATGCGCGATTAACTAATTGTGGGTTATCAATCCAGAGTTCTTCAGCCATCGGCAACACTGTATTGATAAGTGTGTTAATGTTTTCCTCTCTGACGTATTTCTTGAACTCATCTGGTATCCTTCTATAAAGCTCATCGAATACATAAGAATGTTTGAACTTCCCAGTCTTTCCACCATACATATACTCTGCGTTTGTGATGAGAAGCAGTGTGATCGGGATTAGATTTGTGATAACTCGCTTGGTATATGCGATCTTTTCTTCTTCGGGCGTACCATTTGTGAGGCGTCGAATCGCAATGAGCAGAGCGATGATTAATGGAATTGTCAAGAGGACAGAAATTACAATTTCCATTTAGTCTCCCTTAGCCATGCTGACCTTCAGAGATTCAGCAGTGATGGTAATTTTGATGGTTTTTCCCTCTTCGCCTGGGACTTCAACTTCCGTTTTAAAACCCTTCATCTCCCCAATAGCTCCGAGTTTCAACAGAGTCGTGATTAGTGCATCTGTAATTTTCATACACCCTCCTTATGGGCAAAGGAAAAGGGGAAGGGTCTGTTAGACTAGACCCTCGCCTTTACTGAACGAGTCCAAGCTTGTTTGATGTCGAATCCGCTGTTAGCGATCGCTAGTATTAGCACCTCAGCTATACTTACAGAAACGATCAATACTGTATTTGGATCAATGCGTGATGCTCTTTTAACTAACATCGCACAGTAACCCGTATACATCTTTTGCATTTCTTCCCATACGCCTAGAGGTACTCCTTCTTCGGTCATCTTCTCAACAAGATTCTTCTTTGCCTTTTCAATCCTTGACTTCGTACTTACTGGAAAGTTAATCTTCATATAACCTCCCCCTTTCTATTATAGGATAGGTTTTTTCTACGATGGAGGATTCATCTTTCCAAGCTTTTGCCAACAACTGAAGCACTTCCATATTTCATCAATGTTATAAATGATAACGGGAGTCGATCCACAATCAGGACAAGTATCGCCCGAACGTATATAGCGGTCATGATCTTTTCTTCTTTCTATTGTCCAACGACAAAGTGTCCCAATCATTTCACGCCTCCTAATCTTGATACTTCGGATAAACGTTCGTACTGATAACCAGACAAGGCTGTCCTTCTGGAGTGAGTTGGCTGCTGTATTCCAACTCGATCAGACCCTTGTCAATGTCGAAACCCATCTGTCCACCAAGTTTGTTTGAAGGTAACCCAAGCGCATAGTACAAGTCGTTCAAATATAACCACATCTCTGACATGAGATTGTAGTTTAACTCAAGGACTTGCTGACGAATCTTCTCGGCCGAAGACCTGAAGTACCTATCGGAGAGCGCATCATAACAAAGTACGTCTCCATTACCGGTGATGATAATTGTCCGGTCCCCCGGAGGATTCGTCGTGACTCGGTCCTTAGCGATACTGTCGCGGACCTGAATTTCCTTACTGCGGCCGATTTGCTCGACAACCTTTTCCTTGTATTCTCGGAAAGCCGTCTCACTCAGAGAATATAACGCGGCAAGTGCCGCATTACGGTTCGCATTGATGCTATTTGCCCCAAGAATGCAAGCAATTGATGTAATACCCATGAGAACTGGAGGGATGAACTCTTTCCAAGTAAGTCTAATGATTTCTTGGGTTGTGAGAGGCGTGACTACTGTGAATTCGCCTTCCCTAGATTCCTCTTCCATTTTGATAAGCTCATAAGCCTTCAAAGTGGAGTGACCAGTGAAGAGCGCAGTTGTCAGGACCCCTGCACACCCTAAGCCAGTGAGAATGTATGGACTATTCTTGAGAAGCGTCCCACCAAGATTTTGCAATCCCTTTTGAAACTCATTCACAAATATCACCTCTTAGTTCGGCGCGCATCTTCTTCAGGAGAGCGTTGTGTTCTTCGTTGTCTGCTTGAATTTTTAACATTTCAGCTGCGAATATTGCCGTTGGGTCTTCGTTTATGTTTACAAACATACGATCGATAACGAAATTCTTATCCTTTATTTCAATTTTCATAATCTCAATCTGCTTGTTCAGATCCTCGATGACATCGATGCAGTCTTGAGCCATCGCTCCGATGTTGATCTCGAATGTCCGGTACGTCTTACCCTCTTGTTTCTTCTTGACTCTCCGCAGTTCCCTCAGTATCTCTTCGCTATTCATGTTTGTGTCCTCCTTAAATAATAAAGTCTAATTGGGATCCGAATACTACTTTGAGCCAGGCAAGGGCTTCTGGATCTTTAGGGTCAACATAGAAGGGTTTTGAGTCGGGTAAGGTCACGACGACATTGTTGGTAACTGGGCAGAGTACTGCAGATACTGCGTCTCCGCGCCGATCTCGGACCTCGATTGTTACGCTCATTTTAGTTTCTCCTTTCACGATAAAATAAAAGAGATGTAAACCACACCTCATCCCTCTTCATTATACTCTGAGTATTTTCTGCGATTGAGAAAGGTTAAGAGCTTTTCAGCTCTTAACCTTATTTTTGAAATGTAATATTACCAATCCAATCACAATCGCAATACCTGATCCAATCAATCCACCAGTTAGTAGGTACTCACCTTTCTTCATTTCTGCCCCAGACGCCATGTCGATGGCAGTGAACATTGCAATGACCTTCCGATTTTCATCAGTTGTCTTTCCAACTTCGTCCGATACCACATAGTCGGCAAAGGGCTGAAAATCGTCCTTTGCAAGCGACCCAGTCTTTCGAATCCTATCAAATCTTTTATTGTTCATAAAACCTCCTTAGAATATATTATTTCATTATAGGGTGTGTTATTATAGAGAAAAAGGAAATGGGGAATGTTAATCTCCCCACGGCCAGAAACTGTATCCAAGAAATACTTTAACGATGCCGGGCACAACAAACATCACTACACTAATAGCTATGAGTATTAAACCGGTATTCATAATTTCCTCCTATAGAATATACTTCATTATAGGGTATGTTTTTATGGAGAGGAGAAAAGAAGGCTATGATTTTCTCATAACCTTCTTTCCCTTTTCAGTAACACCACTCGGCCCACATTCTTCCAAGACGAGCCACTGGAACCATAAAATACCCACGAAAGTGCCATCCACCTTCGTGACCAATCGGACTCCATTTCTCGACTTTAACCATCTTTGCTAGCTTCATAATATATACCTACCTTTCATTATAGGGAATGTTTATATTGCGAAAGAAAGAGGAGCTTTCGCTCACTCTTATTTGTTATATTTCTCAACTACTTTCATGATTTCTTCAATAACTTCAAAGCACACCTGACCTTTGAACACCGATACGTCGTCTAGCGATGTCTCATCTCTAATGATGAGATAACTCCTCGACTCGTCTTCGCAATTCAATAGACCTTCGATCCTAAATCTAATTCTCAAATCTTTCATAACATCCTCCTATAAGAATATATTTCATTATAGGACGTGTTAATATTGCGAAA